ACCCCACGGTGAAGCCCATCGGCGTCATGCGATGGCTATGCAAACTGGTAGGCGGGCAACGGGGCTCTGTCATCCTCGATCCCTTCATGGGTTCAGGGACCACGGGCGCGGCTGCCATGCTGGAGGGGTTCGACTTCATAGGGATCGAGCGTGAACCGGAGTACATGCAGATCGCAGAGGCCCGCATCCGTCATCACCTGGGAGCCCTGTTTGCTCATGGGGTGCAGGTCATCGAGACAGACAAGGCCGCAAAGTGATCCGGCTGATGTGCTCAGTCTGTGCCGTGGTGAAGGTAGACCGCACGGCGGGAGGTAGGCAGATCCGCAAGGTGGCACGGACCACGCCTCATGCCCGCGTGGTGACGTCCTGGCGGTGCGCTGGGTGTGGGCTGCTGAACAGGCAAGCCGACGCCGCACAGACCACGCTCTTCGGTGTTGCCCCGTGAGTAGCGCCGCTGCCCTGCTCGACTGCATGGAGGGACCGCTATCGCTGCCCGCGCTGATGGAAGATCACCCGCTGGCGTTCGCTCGTCTGTGGGACAATCCGCTGCCGCAGACCAGCCAACGGCGAGCGTTCCAGAACATGGGCGAATTGGTGACCATCATCTGCGGGGGAAATCGCAGCGGTAAAAGCACGGCGGCGGCTCAGTACGTGGTGGCCACGGCCCTGGGCAGGCATGACCCTGACGCCATCGCCTGGTGTACGAACAACGGCGTCCCGCTGGATAGCCTGCCGAGCAGACCCGGCAAGGTGTGGTCTGTGGGTCTCGACAGTGGAGACAGCCGCGAGTACATCCGGCCAACGGTCGCACAGTATCTACCGAAAGGCTGCAAGTGGAGGAACAGGGACGGCTTCGGACGTGCTGAGGTGGTGCTACCAAATGGAGGACAGATATCGTTCCTGTCTGTTGACATGGGTAGGGATGGCTTTCAGGGCAGCGCCGTCGATCTCGTGCACTTCGATGAAGAGCCCGCCGGCAGATCAGGTCAAGCTGTGGTCAACGAAGCACTGATGCGCCTGGTGGACAGGAATGGTTCACTTTTGATGAGCCTCACGCCGCTTCGCGGGCTCACCTGGCTATTCGATAGGTGGGTGAGTCACACCCCGGAGGATACGGCGGTTCACTTCCTGCACGGTGAGGACAACCCGCACCTACCGCCTGGTGCGCTCGACCGGCTGCTGCGGCAGTACGGGCCGCATGAGAGGGCCGCACGTGCTCGCGGTGAGTGGGTAGCCGTGGAGGGCCGCATCTATTCCGACTGGGCACGTCACCTTCACGTTGTGCCTTCGTTCAAGATCCCTGAGACGTGGGCCACGTTCGGCTGTCTGGACTTCGGTACACGTCACCCCACAGCCTTTCTACTCTGTGCGCTTGACGGGTCAACGGACACTCTTCACATCGTATCAGAATGGTATGCAGAACAGCGCACCATCCGAGAGCACGCGGGCCGGATAGCGGCGATCCTGAACGCTCACCGCCCAACGGACTGGATCGTTGCAGACCCGGAAGATCGAGGGGCGCGGATGTCCCTATCTCGTGACTTCGGGATCGCCACCATCGGCGCCCGCAAGGGCAAGGGCTCGATCCTCTCAGGCATAGGGGCCGTGTGTGAGCGATTGGCGCCCAACCCCATCGACGGACGGCCCGCCCTGGTGGTGCACGACTGCTGCCCGAATCTGATACGGGAGATCGAGGGCTACGTGTGGGATGACCGGGGCAAGGGAGAGCAGCGCGACCAGCCGAAACCGAATCAATCGGACCACGCCCTGGACGCCCTGCGCTATTGCTGTATGCAGCTTGCGCGGTCCACGTTCGGGGTCGGGTAGTTGCCATGTCAATACGCATGGGCTACCGTTGAGGCGTGAGCAAGCGATCCGCCCTGGCTACCCGCCCACCTGGCATATGGACGCGCATCCTCCGTGCTTTGCGTCTGGTAGAGGTGCGCGACGACGGCTCCACCAGTTTCGACGGCGGCGCAGAATGGGCAGCGGACTACCCCGCGTCCCGTCCCTATTCGGCGCTATCGAGCATGTCCGCTACTGCTGCGTTCCCATGGGTCCAGGCCTGTATGAACCAGATAAGCCAGTCGATGAGCGGGCTACCGCTGAAGGTCATCAAGGGCCGCGGTGCCGATGCCGAGGTGCTGACGGATCACCCGATCCTGGATCTGCTTGACCGTCCATCTACCCGCACACCTGGGATCTTGTTTCGCCGCCAGTTGATCACCGATCTGGTTCTGTCGGGTGACTGTTACGCCGTGATCGGCACAGTCGGAACGACGCCCGCTGCACTTCTGAGGCTCCACCCTGAGTACGTGCGCATCATCGGCGACCGGGACACGCAGCCATCCCGCTATGTCTACACGGGCGGTGGACAATCCACCGAATACGGCCCCGATCAAATCATGCACGTGTCCCTGCCAAGCTGGGCAACGGGTCCGAAATCCCTATACGGGACCGGCGCTATCGAGGCGTTGAACGCGGACCTGATGACAGACAAGCGGGCGGCAGAACTGGCAGCGGAGACCGCGAAAACAGGCCGCCCCACATCGCTCATCAGCCCATCGTCATCCGAGGATGTCTGGTCCGATCAACAGGTCAAGTCGATCCGTCGCGCCTGGGAGGCGCAATTGAAGGGCACGTCCGGCGCGTTGATCCTGGGATCGGGTGGCGTCAACGTGGAGATGCTGTCACACAGCCCCCGCGACATGGAATTCTCCAAGGTGCGCGAACTCGCACGGGAGGCCGTGATGGGCGCTATGGGCGTGCCCCCCTCGATGGTCAGCCTTAATACGGCAAACTTCGCCCAGTCTGTGACTCAACAGCGGATCTTCTGGGCTTCGCTCGAATCGCGGGCGGCGATGCTTGACCACGGGTACACGATGGTCGCTCGCATGTTCGACGACAGCGACGACGTGCGCGTGGTGCATGACTTCTCCGCCGTTGAGGCCCTGCAAGAGAGCAGGAGCGAACGACAGCAGCGCGTACAGAACTGGTGGATGATGGGCGTTCCGCTCGCGGAAGCGGCAGCCCTGGAAGGCTTCGACGATCTGGATGTGGAAGAAGCACCGCCACCTATCGAGGAGCCAACCGAAGATCGAGGGCTGGATACCGTAGCGCGTTGGCTCGCGCCTGGTCCCGTGCTGGTCGAGAAGGCCATCGAGAACAAGGGTGAGATCTGGCGACAGTTTATAGACGAACTGCATAGCCCCACGGAACGACGGATCGCGCTCCTGATGACGCGCTACCTTCGGGACTACGGGCGGCAGGTCGCGAAGCGCGCCGGTGAGGTACTGAAGGGAGCACACGCCCCCATCACCCGTGCGTTGACTGACTCGCAGCTTGACCGGATCCTTGATTCGGCAGCGCAGGAAGCCGAGGTCATGGGCATCATGCGCCCTACCATGCGCAAGGCCATCGAGTCATCGATGCAGCAGGTGGCCTCGGTGGTACCTGTCGCGATGACCTTTCAGGCCGTGGACGTTGACGGCATGGCAACAAAGCAGATCGCGAGCATGGTACAGAACATCACCAAACCCACGCGCAAGAGCATCAACGCGAAGTTGGTCAAGATGATCCAGGAAGAGGCGTCGTTGAGTGAACTGCAGGCCGCGATTCAATCGAATTATTCGTTCAGCGCCGCCCGTGCCTTGACCATCTCACGCACGGAGACCACGTCCGCACTTTCAGGGGGTCGACAGGTCGCCATGGAGCAAGCGGTCGATCTCGGTGTGGAGATGGAGAAGGAGTGGGTCACGGCAGGGGATGAGGTGGTGAGGGACGCTCACGCCGCCCTGGGGTCATCGGGCCCTATCCCTGTCAGCGAGCCATTCGTAGCAGACGGCAGCGAAGCCATGCAGCCCGGACAATTCGGGGTTGCTGCACTGGACATCAATTGCAGATGCGACGTCTACCCAGTCGTGAAGGCATAGGGGGAAACAATGACCACGAGACGATATACGAACTGGATCTGCCGTGCCGAGACCGGCGACGATGGGACTACGAAGGTCATCGCATCCACGCCAGCCGAGGACCGCTATAACGACGTCGTTGCGCAGGACTGGAACCTGGAACGGTACACCGGGATCATCGCCTGGAATCACGACTATTCAATTCCACCCGTTGGGAAGGCTGAATCTGTCGAGGTTGTCGACGGGCGCCTCATCGCCAAGATCCGATGGGATACGCACGAGTCGAACCCGCTGGGGCAACAAATCAGCCACCAATTCGCCGACTCCATACTTTCAGGCGTCAGCGTCGGCTTCGCCCCCGGGAAGTCGACACCACGGAAGAAGCTACCCGAAGATCACCCCGCCCACGCGGAGCGCGGTCTATACTTCGAGCAACCTGAACTCCTCGAAATATCGGCTGTGAATATTGGGGCAAACCCGGAAGCCATCGCCATCCGTGCGCGGTCCTGGGGACTGGAGCCCGCCACCATGACAGAGCCCGACGAAACAACCGAAGCCCCGCCCGCCCCATCTCCCACAATCGAGCAGCGTCATATCCTGCAAGTGGTCGAAGAAGAGGACGGTACCGTGTGGATTCAGTACGCATCCGAAGCAGAAGAAGCCACGACCGATGAGGAAGAACCCGAAGCAGAAGAAGCCACGACCGATGAGGAAGGGGCCGCCTACGGGGAAGAAGAAGAGGAAGAGGAACGCGGACAGCTTCGGTTCTTCGATGCCATCGCCCCCGCCCCCAACGGGTGGGATCTACTATTCACCCCTTGACGTGTCAGGGCCGCACGTCCTATATCTACCTT